AATAATGAGCAGACTTGTATTCGACATAGAGACAGACGGGCTTGATGCAACAAAGATATGGTGTATTGTTGCTCAAGATGTAGATTCTAAAACAGTATATAGCTACGGGCCTAATCAGTTAGATGAGGCGTATGAACTGCTAGAGAATGCAGACTCTTTAGTAGGGCATAACATAATAGGGTTTGATATCCCTGTTGTAAGGCGTGTTATGAATAAGCCTACCTTTGCTACAGATAAGACTCTGATAGACACGCTTGTTTTGTCGCGCCTCTTCAACCCTGTAAGAGATGGAGGGCATAGCTTAGCACAGTGGGGTCATGATCTTGGTTTCAATAAGATGGACTTCAAAGAGTTTGAGGCTTATACAGCAGAGATGCTGGAGTATTGCATAAGAGATGTAGAGCTTAACACTCAGGTATACTTTGCTTTAAGAGAGAAGAGTAAAGGCTTCTCACCTGACTCAGTTAAGCTAGAGCATGGTGTAGCAGGTATCATGAAAGAGCAGGAGTCTTACGGCTTTTACTTTGATGATCGTAAAGCAGAGATACTACTAGCAGAGATACGGGAACGTATGACAGTGGTTGAGAAAGAAACTAAAGAAGTATTCCTTCCTAAAGTTTTTAAACAGAAACTGTATCCACGCTTCACCAAGACAGGATCAATCTCTAAGCTTGCTGAGTCTGGTACTTCTTATGATCTTAGAAGAGAGTTCAAAGAGAAAGAAGCAGAAGCAATACCTGCTGTAAGGTTAACGGAAGAAGAGCATAGTCTTTTCTCTGAGAAGAACCATGATGTTCCTCTTCATATAACACGTACTACCTGTATCGAACTTAACCTTGGTTCACGTAAACAGATAGGCGAGTACCTACAGGACTTTGGTTGGGTTCCTACTGAGCTTACCCCTAATGGTAGACCTGTCATAAACGAGAAGACACTCAGCCTTATCAAAGACATCCCTCAAGCAGAGTTAATTAAAGAGTTCTTCCTGCTACAGAAGAGAGAAGGACAGATTAAATCATGGCTTGAGAAGCAAGCTGACGACAGTAGAGTACATGGGTTCGTCATACCTAATGGTACTATCACAGGGCGCATGTCTCACCGTAACCCTAACCTAGCGCAGGTTCCTAACTCAGGTTCTAAGTATGGTGAAGAGTGTCGCTCTTGCTGGACTGTACCTCAAGGCAAGAAGCTGGTAGGTATAGATGCTTCAGGTCTAGAACTAAGAATGCTTGCTCACTATATGGACGACAAGGAGTATACTAATGAAATCCTTAACGGAGATATTCACACCACTAATCAAAAACTTGCAGGACTTGAATCAAGAAATCAGGCTAAGACATTCATCTATGCGCTTCTATACGGAGCAGGAGATGCTAAGCTTGGAGAAGTGGCTGGAGGAGGTAAGGCTGCTGGAGAGAGACTTAGAAAATCTTTCTTTGATAATCTTCCATCATTCGCAAAGCTTAAGAGAAGAGTTGAAGCAGCGTGTGAAAAAGGATATCTCAAAGGATTAGATGGACGTAAGCTTACAGTACGTAGTGAGCATAGTGCATTGAATACTCTGCTACAATCAGCAGGAGCTATAGTAATGAAGCAAGCTCTTGTTATACTAGATGAAAAGATAAAGCATTTAGATGCTCACTTCGTTGCTAATGTACATGACGAGTGGCAGATAGAGGTAAGAGAAGATCAGGCTGAAGAGGTTGGTAAGCTAGGAGTTCAGTCTATAATTGAAGCTGGTGAAGTTCTTAAACTAAGCTGCCCACTTGACGGGGAGCATAAGGTAGGAGAAAACTGGAGTGAAACACATTAATAAAGATAGCTTATGTTTTTGTAAGGAAGTAGAGCAATACCTCCCAATAAAATACGATTTAAAATTAAACAAATACGTACCTTCAGACCCCTCTGACGAAGGGGAAGAATGGGAGGAGCATTATTTCGAGGGGAGTCCACCTTTCACTGTTAGTATAGGCAGTCATGATTGCTCTGTGACTACCCACTGGAGACACCCAAGTGAAACAGAGTTTGGAGACATTGATGATGTTTGTTATTACTGCGCCAAAGAAATTATAAAAAATAACCAGTAAACATAAGGGAAATAATTCTTATGAAACTCACTGATCAAGAAAAGCGTGAAAGACGAGCGGCTTACAGGGTTGCAAATAAAGAAAAAATAATGGCTTACAGGGCTGCAACTAAAGAAAAACGAAGGGCTTATAATAGGGCTTGGAGGGCGGCTAATCCCCGACTAAAGAGTGCTGAAACCAAAAGGTGGCGACTGAAGAACCCAGCCCGTGTAAGAGCAAACAAGGCCCAGCGTAGAGCCGCTCAATTACAACGGACTGTTTCATGGTCAAATAAAAAGCTGATTGAACAGGTATACAAACAAGCTAGAGCGTTGACTGTAGAGACAGGTGAACTTTACCATGTGGATCATATCATCCCTCTTAAAGGTAAGCTTGTATCAGGACTACATGTAGAAACAAACCTTCAAGCGATACCAGCAAAAGATAACTTAATTAAATCAAACAAGTTCCAGCCGTTGACGGAGACAGAGTATGAAACCAACTAAAATAACAAATGATAAACCTAAGCATGACTCAAGTAGGATAGGCGATCTAGCAGAGCATTACGCTATAACATGGTTGTGGGATAATGGATACCAAGTCTTTAGAAACTGTGGATGCACAGGCCCTATTGATATTGTTGCTATGACACCTGAAGGAGAACTAACCCTGATAGATGTTAAGTCTTACAAGGATAGTCGTCTCTCTAAGAGAACAGACATGCAGAAAGAACTTGGTGTTCAGTACCTACACTACAACTCTCATACACGGAAGATACGGTTCGTGAGGCATCGCACATGAAAGATCTAGATAATTTAATACCTGATATCTATGCTGTACTTGAAGGGCTTAACTCTGACGTAGGCATAGACATACCAGAAGAACTTACAGAAGAGTTTCTTGTTAATATGAGAGAGGCTCTTGACGGTTGGTCAACCCCTCACCTACAGTCAAAGACTATCCGCATGTCTAACGTAGGTCGTCCTATACGTAGGGTGTGGTATGACATGCAAGATACCCCTGAGACTAAAGAGAAGCTACACCCCTCTACTTTCATTAAGTTTTTATATGGACATCTACTAGAGCAGATTGCAATACTACTGATTAAACTATCAGGACATACTGTAACGGCTATGCAAAAACAAGTAGAGGTTGATGGTATCAAAGGACACATGGACTGTAAGATAGATGGTGAGGTTGTTGATATTAAGACAGCCTCTAACTTCTCTTTTAAAAAGTTCTCTCAGGGTACACTAGTTAACGATGACCCTTTCGGTTACATGGCTCAGTTAGCTGGCTACGAAGAAGCAGAGGGTACAGAGGATGGTGGTTTCTTTGCTATCAATAAAGAGACAGGAGAGATTTGTTTGTTTAGACCGGGACAGCTTTCCAAGCCTAACATCAGAACTAGGATAGCCAGTATCAAAGATAGCCTAGAGAAGGATACACCTCCTGATATCTGTTACTCTGAACTAGCAGAAGGAAAGAAAGGTAACCTTAGACTAGCTTCTGGATGTGTGTACTGTCCTCACAAAGGTAAGTGCTGGAAAGATTCAAACAACGGTGTAGGTCTAAGAGCTTTTAAATACTCTAATGGTGTTAAGTATTTTACAAGGGTTATATCAATGCCAAAAGTACAAGAGGTATACTTAAAATGAATAGACGTTTATCTAAAAGAATTAACAAGAAAGCTTTAGACATCTCTACTGAATGGTTGAAGACTGTTCTACCTGACTCAGAGATTGAGAAGATAACCAAAAAGGATATCACTACCAAGAATCCTTTGTCTGCTAAAAACGGAACAGCTTGGTCAATCCCTTATTCTTATAGGGGATCTAAGGCTTACATCAAGTTAATTTTAAAAAGAAAGTTAAAAGCTTTAGATGATATTACTATACGTGATATCGAAGACAGAGTTAGAAAGACAAGAAGCTCGTGATAGAACCATCAGATGTATTAGATACAGAGCCAGAGTTAACCATTGTTAACCTAGCACGTTTCTTCCTATCACAACAAAGCACTATTGCTGATGTTCCTATAGAGGTTGTTTATCAACTTATAGTCCTGTTAGAATTAGAATCAGTAAAAAGAAAAGGGTTAGTACACTGACATGAAAAGAAAACCACGAGCTAAAAGACCTGTTGAAGAAGGTAAACCTGCTGGTTATGATTCCAAGTGGGAAAAGGTTCTACACGATACCTTGCTTCAAGAATGGGATCATCACGATGGTAAGATTCCTTATGTAATAGATCATAACTACCACCCCGACTTCACAAAAAAGATAGGTCGTAAAAAGATAATCATCGAAGCTAAAGGTAGGTTCTGGGACTTCGGAGAATTCAGTAAGTATATCTGGATAAGAAAGTCTTTACCTAGTGACACGGAGCTAGTGTTTCTTTTTGCTAATGCTGAAGCACCGATGCCTCAAGCTAAGAAACGTAAAGACGGTACTAAAAGAAGCCACGGTGAATGGGCCACGGCTAATGAGTTCAGGTGGTTTACTGTTGAGACAGTGCCAGAAGAATGGAGAAGTGAAGAATGAGTTCAGACGAAACAACTAACGAACGGATAGGATACCTTATGTTAAATAACGCAACAGCTGATGAGTGGGATGCCGTACACAGAGCTGCTAAAGATTCAGAAAGCAGTAAACAGACTGATCTTTTTCCTAAAGACTTTGATATAGTTAACAAGCCTTCTCATTATAATAGTGGTAGTATAGAGTGCATTGATGGTATTAGAGCTATGCTTACAGACGAAGAGTTTATAGGTTACTTACGAGGTAACTCTCTTAAATACCGCTGGCGTTACCCACATAAGAACGGGATAGAGGATTTAAAAAAAGCTGAGTGGTATGAGAACAAACTGCTAGAGGTTCTGGAAGATGTTAGAAAAAAACTATCTTGATAGAAAAACAGAGAGACGCGGTAAGTTTAATAAGAAGCGTAAAGGCAAGGTTACTAAAGACCACAAGAACTTTAAAAGCATTAAAATAGAAGAACTCAGAAGCTTAGAAAGCAGTGAGGACTTACAACTAGTTCAGGAGAACATAGATGGATCAGTATCAGCAGTACATACACAAGAGTAGATACGCTCGTTATTTAGACGGCGAACAAAGAAGAGAGACATGGGATGAAACAATAGACCGTTACCTACAGTTCTTTATAGATAGAGAACAGATTAATAACAACGAAGCACAGGTTTTAAAGAAGTCTATTACAGCTCAAGAAGTAATGCCCTCTATGCGTTGTCTCATGACAGCAGGTATAGCACTAGAGCGTGACAATGTAGCAGGGTTCAACTGCTCTTACCTTCCTATTGATAGTCCTCGTTCTTTTGATGAGCTTATGTACATTCTCCTGTGTGGTACAGGTGTAGGCTTCAGTGTAGAACGTGACTATGTTAACCAGCTTCCTGTGGTTGCTGATAGCTTCCACGATACAGAGTCAACCGTTGTTGTATCTGACAGTAAGATAGGCTGGGCTAGTGCTTTCAGAGAGCTTATAAGCCTTCTCTACGCA